CTTTCATTTGTTGCTCCTAAACGCCCTTTAGGGTTTGTATTACTCTAAACCTAAACTAGCGATTAAGGCTTTAGCCTTGGCCGGTGAAATTTCTATCTCAAAATGCATATCGTCCGGCCTGCTCTTAAAATCGCCGCCCCATTTGAGGCCGTACTTTTTAGCTAAAGCTCTTAGCATTGGTATTTTCTCAGCCGGAAAAGTGCCGGCCTTACCTAGTGGGTGCCGGGTAGCGTTTAGATCGATAGCGGTACCGGATGAGTGGCACGATAATTTTGTAGGGTTGCCGCGCACCATGCGGTAGGCGTAAGCCCAATCGTCAAACGTGCCCTCATCGATCGGCTCGATTAGCTCATGAAATTCAGCCGCGAAGGCTGCGAGTAGTGGCCCTACACTCTCAGCACATCGCAGCTTACGATCCGTACCCTTTACCGGGTAGGACTTTATATTTATCTCGGCCGGATCTTTCGAGGCCGGGTAACCGTTATAACTAGTCTCCATTACCCGAGTAGCGCCTCTACTTCGTCTATGGTGAGTCCTAATTTTGTGAGTACGCTATTTCGTAAAGCCGCCTTTTCAGTTGCCGCGCGCTCATCCTCGGCTTTTTGCTCAAGAAAAGCCGCCGCATCTGCTTCTCTCTGCTCTTTTTCTATGTCATTAAGCTCGCGCTCAATTACTTCGCCTGTTTCTACGTTATGTATTTTTATAGTTGTCATTATTTTCTCCCATAAAGTATGTATGTGCCACCGTCAAACGTCCCAGCGGTTAAATCTAAATCAATGCGAGTCACGGCCGGGCTTAAATAATCAAATGCAAAACCATTTACCGCATAGTTAGCATCGACCGCGGCGTTGATGTAAGTAGCGTTCCAGCTAACTATTTTACCAGCCGCTGTTTGTGTATAATTAGGAATAGTAAGGGCGATAGTATTTCGATCGGAAGCTACTGAATTATCAACGTCACTATGTAAACGAATACGAGTTTGCACCGCAGGAGCTATGCTTGTAAACGTTCCCGTCTGACTTGTAGCTTCACTCCATCCACCGTTATAAGTACCTGAGCTATTGTTATTAAGTCGAATAACCGGAGATGCATCGACACTTCCTGACCACGCTACAACATATAAAACTAGGTCTATGTAGCTTTGAGAAATGCTACTTAAAGTTAAAGCACCGCTTAAAGTGCCGGTAGCCAGTTGAGTATAACCACCACCACCCGCGGCGGCTGCCCACTTTAACCCTGTTGCCTCTGCTGAGTCTGCCGTTAATACGGTGCCATTAGCTCCGACACCTAAACGCGCTACGGTATCGGCTGCCGTTGCAGCTACTAAATCACCTTTAGCATCTACGATAGATTTAGCTATAGCTCCATTAGCAAGATCGTAAGTAGTTTTTACGGCGTTAGCCGTAGCCGCTAGTGTCGTCGATGTACTAGAGGTAGAGTCCGATAATTGCACCGCTCCGAGGTTTGAGGTAGTACCGCTTAAAATACCTACCGTTACCGTACCCGATGTACCTCCACCGGTTAGAGGGCTAGTTACTGTAACTCCCTCGATGTCACCGGTCGCACCTGAAGCTACCCAAGCTGATCCCGAGTAATACCAAAGTGAGTTATTATCTTTTGTATACGCAAACTGTCCCTCTTGAGGCGATGTAATTGCTGCATCGCGAGCGGTTGCGTTAGCGAATACGTTAATACCCTGCATGAGGTAGCCGTTTACATCGCCGGCCGTTAATACCTCACCGGTTGTAAAGGTCTTAAAACCTAGACCAGCTGCCATCTCTTGCTCCTTAGTATGCTAATACGGAGGTATCGAGCACTCCATATAGTGTTGAGTCTAATATAAAGCCGTCGATAATCGGCTCTAGGGTTGTAAATGTCGTTTTCCATGAGTTAGGCGTTACGCGGTGGACTACGCCAAACACTTGTAAAGTCTGTTGTAGGGTCGAGTTACCAGGCTGATTAGTCGTAACCTCTACCGGGTCAAAAAAATCTAAACTAAGAGCGGCTAATATGCCATCGTTATAATCGTCCATATATAAATCAAGCTCTACCGCATCGCATCGAGTTTGGGTATCTTTACGGCTTGCTACGTAAGCCCGTGCGTAATCGAGCGCGGCTTGGTCTGTTTCCATTACGAGGTTAGTTTGATTATATGAGTGCACAAAGTACTCATCGATAGAGTCCTGATCCTGCGCTGTCTGTGCCGTACCGCCGATCTTAGTAATAGAGGCAGAGTTATAAACTAAAGTATCATCTAAGCGCCAAACGGCATTAAAGTAATTTACATCGGTGCCGTTGTCATTAAACCGAGTTACCGGGAGAGCTTGAGACTCGATACAAAAAGCGCGATCGTGTAGCTCTACGGATCCTCTAGCATTGATATATAAAGCTCCATATTCGGAGATGGTTGCCGTTTGTAGTGCAGCTAGAGCGGTACGAGGCGTACCCGGGTCTGCCTGAAATATAGTCGAGCCGTATTGGATCTCGCGCATGGATGGAGGCCAAGCGATCTCGTCGAGGATAGCATTTACACGCTCGCCCGGTAAGTCTCCGGCCTCAGCTAGTGTCACCGTACTAATCTGAGAATTTTGGAAAAGTCTAAAAGCATCTACCGCCGTGATAGTTGTATAAACTACATCGGTAGCCATCTTAGGCGTAGTGGTTGTATAGCTTGTAATAAAACCGCTAAACATCGGATACTCGACACCGGCATACGTGCCGGTAATTTGTACTTTACGCATCGGTGTAAGTAGACCGTAGTAAGGCCCTGCCGCATTTTGCGGATTAAAGTCGCCATTTTGATCGACGATACGTAGCGTTAGCGTACCCGTTTGGAATATATCGGCCTGAGCGTTACGGCCTCTCATTGTAGTAACGCCGTCTACTTGATTAGATACGTCTACGATTAAAGCCTCTGAGTCTGCAAGGATATTAGTGCCTAAAATACCTGTACCAAGGATCATGGATTGAGCAAAAGCGGGGCCCGTAGAAAAGTTAATAACGGCGTTGATTGTAGGGACGGTCATAAAATGCCTGCCACGGTAAGCGGATCTCCGCCTCGATTAAGTTTTTGTATAGTTTCTTGTAGCAAGGAGGCAAACTCATCCGGCTGAGATATAACTCCGGCGCTTACGTTTACTACAATATCTCTATCAAAGGCACCGCCACGAGATAAAGTACCGTAGCTAGCACCCTCGTTAGCTCTAAAAGTACCGGCATTAAATGAGTTAATCGCTCCGCCTGCATAAGAATTAACCAAGGCATTAAAAGCCCCTGAGTCCTCTACCGTTTGGAATACGTCGGTTATTTTCTTACCAAAATACTCAATAGCATCGGCTGCCTCTTTAGCCTTAACATCTGCAATAGTCGCAGGCGCTCCACTAGGCACACTAGGCGCGCCCGGTGTAGTGCCTGTAACGCCTCCGACCGCTCCGCCCCCGGTGCCTATTCTGCCTAAAGCTGCGGCATATTCTTGTAAAGCTTTTAATCGAGCATCATCGGCTCGCTTTTGCGCTGCCGCTACGCGCTCGATCATTGAGAGCTCCTCGGACTCGCGTAGTTTGTTGAGCGTTAAAGCTGCATTAGATGTCTTACTTAACGAGGCTAATTTAGCGATCTCGGTTAGTTGTATCTGTACTCTTTCGCTATAACTCTCTTTAGCGGCTAACTCACCGGCTGCCGTAATAGCCGCGTTGTACTTGCCAAAAGCGATCTGTCGAGCTACCTCTTTATCGGCCTCGGCCATCTTGCTATCGTTAATAGCTTTAAGCTCTGTGAGTAGCTGAGTATTAATAGCGTTGAGAGTTGCGTCGCTAATCTCTTTGATGCCGGCTAGTTTGGCCATGTCTGCATTTTTTTGCAACGCCGCTAGCTCGTTAATTTTCTTAAGTGCTAGCTCGCCGTTATCCTCCTCAATAGCTTGTAAAGCCTCAAGGCGTAGGATCGTTTCCTTATCGTATGTAGCGCGTAAGGCGGCAGCTAGTGAGATGCGCTGAGTATCAAATACGGCCGCTGCCTTAGATAACGAAAGTTTATTTTTTTCTGCTAAAGCCGCTTTCTTTTGCAGGGCAAGTAATTCTTTTTGGCGCTTAGCCGCATCGGCCTCTGCCTTGGCTCGTGCTTTATCGGCTTGAGTTTGCAGGTCTGTAGATCCGGATACCGTCATCGGTGTAGTAAACGGCTTAGGTTTAATCGATGCCTTTTCACCCAAACGGATTAAAGCGCCAAGCGGACCGGCCATTAGCGAGTCCTTAATTGGCGCGAGTAATAAGGTAAATAAAGAGACCGTACCGGCCGGTGCCTCAAAGGTTACTAAATCCGCTAAACCGATTAAGGCATATTTAATAGACTCACTAAAATCATCCATAGCGTTAGTGGCTGCGACGATACCGTTATCGCCTGCCAAAATAGCAAACGAGTCTACTAAGCCCTCGCCGATAGTTTCCTGAGCGTTGCCAAAAGCAATAGTAAGAGCTGCTACCTTACCGGCGTAAGTATCTAGCCTCGCTGCATTTTGTCCGGCGAATTGTGCGTTTAATTTAGTTTGGATTTTAGTAAATCCTACGGTGCTTAATTCTGTTTTAGTTAAACCCGTATTATATTTTGCTAGTCCCTTAGTCTGTCCTAGGTAGGCAAGGCCTAAATCTTTTGCTACTTCGGCGGCATCGATACCCGTACCGGCTGAGATATCTAAAGCGAGTGTAAGTAATTCTTGAGATTTAGTAACTGATCCCGTTTGCGAGATCAAATTCTGAAAAGCTGGCCTTAAAACATCATCGGCTACGTTAGCCGAGCGCTCGAGCTCGGAGATAAAGTTTTTAATACGTGCATCCTCAAAGCCTAAGCCAAGATTTTCTACGGCTTTACTGAGGCGTACCGCAGCGGCTTCATCCTCGGCAAAAGCCTTTACGGATGCTTTACCAAAAGCCGCGATAGCGGTAACGCTAAAGGCTACGCCGAATACTTTAGCTAGGCTCTTTACGCTTTTCTCAAAGCCGCCGATCTGTTTCTGACCTTTAGCTAAGGCTTTACCGTCAAAGGTAGTAACGGCATTTACAAATAAATCGGGTAACTTGGCCATTATGCAGCCTTGTCGTAACGGCCTTGGTTAAAGGCTGCGATAGTATTTACGATAGCTTGTACTACGGCCGCTTGTGCTCGACCTTGGTTTTCATACCAAGCTCTAAAAATCATACGGCCCCGGCTTGCTTGGTCCTGACCGTATAAAGGACCCATACGGCTAATAAAATTAGACCCGGCCCCCGGGTTATTAGATCGGCTACGAGATGAGCCGTTAGGGTTTTTACGTCCGGCCGTCTCATAAATAGCTCCACTAGCTGAGGCGTTAGCGATGATGTACTGAGAGCTCCACCCTTTAGCGTTGCGCTTGCTTGGAGATTGGGAGTAATAAATACCTTTACGTGCTGCCTCGGCTTGGTATAGAGGAAATTTACGGGTGGCCGTTTCCCGAGGTTTCTTTACTCGAGTTGCATAGCTTTGCTCATCCCAATTATAAAGAGGCGCAGCGGTAGGCGCGTACTCTCGAGCCTTATCCCTTATTGGGATCATGATGCCTTTGATCTCTTTATTCATCTCTTTTAATAACTCGGGATCTATTTTACGCAGCGCGCGTAAAGTCTCTTTAACGCCGTCTAGTTGTACGGACATTTTTGGACTCCTCCGCTTGCTCATTTAATACTTTTACTAACATCTTAAACATCTCGGCATCTAAGTCGAGTATCGCTTGAGGCGCGACCCCT